TTGCCAAAATGCACAATCCGTGAGATGATATTTTACGGATTGTTAATGGCCTCATAGCACAACTGGATAGGGCACCCGCCTCCTAAGCGGTTGATCCCGGTTCGAGTCCGGGTGGGGTCATATTTATATCAAACTAACCGCTTCTTATCAACTTAAAACGTTGGTATGAAGCGGTTTTTGTTTTTGATAAAACGCTGAAAAACGGTATAAAATGATATTTTGGTGCACATTTTGGTGCACATTAGGCGTTTTTGTAAGATTTGTGCACCGACTTGTGCACCAAACCGTCCATCGAACTTAGAGCCACAAGGGCTTTGCTCGTCTCCTTTTTTTCCATTTCTCGTAAAAGGTGCGAGTAAACACGGATGGTTGTAGAATAATTAGAATGACCCAATCGTTCAGAGATATAGTAAATTGAGACACCTTTGTAAATCAAATATGAAGCGTGTGTATGGCGCAGTCCGTGAAAGGTAATATCTTTAGACCCAATACGTTTTAAAACTCTGTGAAGCGTCTGATTGGCGCTTGTGTTGTCCGGTACACGTCCATACTGATTAATAAATATCAAATCAAGTGGATTATCAATTCCTAGTTCTTCTAACTTTATAATCTGCAGAGCGTGAAAACTTTTTAAAATATCAGCTAAGTGATCAGTAATTTTTATTAGCCGCTTGGACTGTTCGTTTTTGGTATCAGCGAATCCATTTCGTTGTAATGTATCCCAGGTCTTATTGATTCTCAGAGTTTTGAAATCAAAAGAGAAACAATCCCATGTTAGACCGGCAACTTCGCTGTAACGAGCACCAGTTTGCAAACTAACCAACGCCATCAGCTTAGTTAAATGAGCAAACGTTAAGTCTGATTCAAGCGCGCGAGTCAGCTTTTCCGCATCTTTACCGTCTAAATATTTCATTTCTTTAGGCTTTTCTGGGCGCCCACTAATTTTAGTGTGCGCTGTAAAATTGCGCTTAATAATGCCATCATCGATAGCATATTGGACGGCTGACTTAATTTGCACGTTAACTTTTTCGGAGCTGCTAAGCGAACGAGGGCTTCGACCTACAGGATTAGCATAATCGTTTAGAAACTTCTGATAATCGGTGCGTGTTATTTCATCTAACCGTTTGCCCGCAAAATAATTATTAACAATTCCAAGTGTATACTGATAACGTAATCGACTGGACTTTGCTAAAGTTGGCTCCTTATAAGTCTGATACCATTTTAAAAAGTAATCCGTAAATAGTTGCTTACCTAATCTTGGATTTATACCATTGCTAACATCAATTTCATTTTGGTTAGCCCATTCTTGAGCTTCACGCTTAGTTCGAAAACCACCTTGATTGATAAATTTACGATTCCCTAAATCATCGTAATATGAAACACGCGCATTCCATTTTTTACCACGCTTATTAATACTTGCCATTTATATTTCCTCCTTAAATTTCACCTAGGCGGGTAGAATTTTAAGGACTTGCAGGCATCACCTCCTTAGTTGTGATAATATTATGTATGTAAAAAGAGCGGAGCAATCCACTGGCTTTTATTGGTAGCACATCTTACTTCTTGGCGGGAGGGGATGTGCTTTTTAGTTTAATTAGATTGAAACTTTGACCAAATTTTCAAAATCTTCTTAACTTCAGCTGGTGCAGTTTGATAATCAAAGCGATTTGCATCAAACATAAAGTATATTGCACCAAAATTAAATGTTCTATCATAGAAACCAGTGTGAAGTATATACATACCATTTTCTCTAAGATATTTGTAAACAGGAGCCATGTGTTTATCAGTGTTTCCCGTATCATTAAGCTTTGGAAAGGTGGCATCTGTCATAATGCCATGCACTTCCATGTAATCTAAAGCTTCTTCTTTTGTTTGAAGTATTTCGTCAGGATCAAAATATGTCATATTAATCACCCCCAAACAAGTCAGCTTTTAATGACATCAGTATTTGGTCAATGCGAGCGGCAGGAGTCGAACCTGCATAGCAGTTGTTAAGAGCGGGGGACTCTATTTTGGAGTGGACATGTTCTACCGTTGAACTACGCTCGCATGTTGCCCGCTAGGCTGGTAGTGGGCAGGGTGCTATTTTCGCTTGTGATTCCAGTAAACTAACATGACGACTAGCGCTATGAAGCAAATGATGCCAATTACAATGGTAAAGTCGAACACGTGTGTGCTGTACTTTCCTACATACAATTCCATGACTTTTACCCCTAATTGTCGGTTTTAGTGTTTTAAGTTAAGTTTAATTGTTCGGGTTCCGTCGATTTGATCATAGTCTTTAGTTTCGGCCCCGGCAGTTTTAATTTGTAAGTAGGTGTTTGGAATTTTATTGAGTGCGGCTTTGAGATTCTTACCTGTAGCGAGAATAACAATCATGTCTTTATCTTCTACAGTTTTTCCCGCTTGCACATCTACATCAGCAGTTTCGTCATTGTACAAAACCTTTTCACGATCGAATTGTTTGCCATCTGGAGTAGTGAAGTCGTAATCTCCACCAGCGTATCCAGATAAGCCATCGTAACTAAGCGTTTGATCAGTTGTATTTTTGAAATCAGTTTCAACTGTTACCATAACCACAGCATCACCATCTTTAATAGTGTCATTATCACTATTAAACACTGGTTTTGTATCGTCACTGCCAGATACAATTTTGTTTAATGAGGACTTGCTTATTTTATCAATAGAGGATAACCAGTACTGCGTATTAAAAAGTTTTAAGCCCTTAATATTTTGATCGGGAATATCAATTAAATTTGATAAATAGGTCACTTCAAGTCCATTTTTAACTGAAATCTGGTAATCTCCCTTCTTAGGGTTGGTATTTGAGTTAGAGATATGCTTTTTGTGATAGTCATCGGAATCCCTTGAATATGAGTTTACCAAAGAACTGGCATATTTTTTGTAGTTGGATTTTGTTAATGAATCAGCAGTGCCATCTTGCAGATTGGAAATATCACTATTGGTAATTTTGATGTTTGAACTACTCGAAGATTTGACAATGCTCGATGAGCCCTTGCTCGATGCACTCGAATTTCCACAACCTGCAAGTAACAGTCCTCCTAATAAAACAGAACTGGCCATAATAATTTTTCTCATTACAATAATTCCTCCAAATTCCCCAGCTTTTACCGACATCCGTATCTGGTCTTATGTAAGTATAATACCGCTAAATATGTAGAACATGCGTTCTTTTTGGTGTAAAAGCATAGGAGCAATAAGCTCCTATAATATAACTTTGCCTATAATACGTACCTGGTCATCTTTAACATGACGTGGTTCGTATTTTTTATTAATAGATCGCAAGATGACTTCATCGGAAGTGTAGTCATAGTAGATTTGCTTACAAGTAACGCCGTCACCATCGATTTCAACAATAGCAATCTCACCATTTTCAACTTCCTCTTGTTGATGGTAAAAGATAATTTGACCATCGTGGATCAGTGGCTCCATCGAATCGCCTTGTATACGGATGGCAGTATCTGCCCCGTGTGGAACGTCGGTGAAGTCGTCGTGTTCAATTTCTACATCGCCATAGGTCAATTCAGCAGGGTTAGCGGCTGACTTACCAACAAGTGGCAAGTTAACAACTTTACTGTTTTGCTCTTTTAATTGATTGTCAGCGTAGTTATAAACATTTTGCTGACGATCAGGGTTTAATTGAATCATCTTTTTATTGGTATCATTAATAATGGAATCTTCTACTTTTAAAATGTCTTCTGGCTTTATGCCTAAGGCATCACAAATTTTTATAACGTTTTCTACTTTAGCGTTTAACACCCCACGTTCTAGAATTGAACGAACGGTGGTGTATTTTAATCCGGCATGTTCCGAAAAAGATTTAACGTTACCGTATTTGATTTCAATTAAATCTTTTAAATATTCTTCTTTATTCAAATCCATTCACTCCCTTAATATGTGTCTATTGTACCATGCGAAAAATCGTATGTATATAAAATTATTTAGAAAAATACGAATTTTTGTATTGACTCGATACGAAAATTCGTATATCATTAGGTCATGTTCAAGGAGGGCATTTATTTTTTTATTAAAACATACGAATTTTCGTACTTAGAAAGGAAGGAAAATATGTTGAATAATCTTAACAATGTCAGAAAAGAAAAAAACGTTTCTTTAGTAGATATTGCTGATCTGTTGAATGTTAGATACCAGACGGTGGCTGACAAAATAAACGGCAAGTCTTCGTTCAAATTTACAGAAGCTTTAAAAATTCAAGAAAAGTTTTTTCCTGAATACGAAATCAAGTTTTTGTTTACGCCAATGGACTACAAGCAACCAGCATAGAAAGGAATGATTTTATGAAGGAACAAAACAAAAAAGGATCCACATCTGCAATATGTGAATCCTTTATTAAAAAAATAGAAGCTTCAAAAATAACAAGTGGCAAACTAGTTGGCTTTAAAGATTCCAAGAGTGGTAAACACATTAAAAGTAGCAATTAAAGTATTTTTAGTGTTTGCTTTTGAAATGTATGTTAAAGATTTTGCCAACGCGTCTGTTTGGGATTGAGATAAAGGCTGACCAGTCGATTCAATCTCTTCCTTGACAAAAGAGATTAGGGCAAGAGCAGCACCGTTATCCCAAACTTTATCTGTTTCCGAGGAAATGGTTTGCATTAGTTGATCTCGTGAATATTTCATATTATTTTCACCACCTTTCTGGAACATTTAAATTATACTACCAAAAAACAAAAGGGATGATCCACATGAATGATTTAGTAATTATGAAGAATAAGCAAGCCGTTACCAGTAGCTTGCAGGTAGCAGAAGTATTTGATAAGCAACATAAAAATGTAGTCCAAGCGATTGAGAATAAGCTTGACTCAGCTGAAAATTCAGCCCAGTACGATTCGATGTTTTCCAAGGGATTTTATAAAGACCGAAGTGGTAAATCTAATCCAATGTATTACATGAATCGTGACGGGTTCAGTTTCATTGCTTTCGGGTTTACAGGTAAAAAGGCGGATGCGTTCAAGCTCAAATACATCGAGGCGTTCAACTCTATGGAAGAACAAGCGAAATTGCCAACATCGCCACGAGAGATTGCCAGATTGGCATTGCAAGCCAATGAGGAAACTAATCAGCGCCTAGACAGTGTAGAGGGCGATGTGAAAGACCTCAAAGAGAACCAAGTTATTCCTAATCCTGAATATAGTGCGCTTAACCGGCGTGTTAATCAGCGCGTGTCGGAAGTCGCACATAGCTATGGTCATATCACACAGAAACAACGAGGCGAGCTGTTCAAAGATATCGGCAGTGGAATCAAGAAGATTGCTAACGTGAGTGCTCGGTCAATGCTACGCAAGAAGGACTACCAGATGGTAATGGACTTCATCAATGATTGGGAGCCGTCTACAGCAACTAAGACGATTATTCGGCAGACGTCACTTAAATTCGACAAAGAGCCAGCATAGGAGGCAAAACAATGGAATTTGAAAATGTACGTGAAGCACTGAAATTCTTGCTTGAGTATAACGATACGACATTGAACCCTAACCTTAAATCTCGGGTTAACGGTGGTAAGTGGGAGCCGAGCACAGTTAGTGAAGTTCAAGCGACGAACTATGACGCTTTAGCACAAGCAGCGGACATGCTTGGTATGAGCGACCTTTACTTAAATGAACAGCCAGCATAGGAGGCGAAGCAGTATGACAAAAACACTAAAGCAACTAGTACACGTATTATGGGCAATTGAAAAAGACCTCAGTGTTATCGCAAGTAACACAGGGGTCAACGGTAAAGCTGAAATTAATTCTAAAGATATTATAGGTACTATGCGTTCAACCATTCATGATAGTAACGCAGTAAATTGAGACTAATCAAATAAGAGGAAACTGCGATTTGATTTCCAAACAAATTTTCAACGGCTGAAGTATTTCTAACATTAGCAAGTTCTTGATTAATATCGGCTATATTACAGATATCTTCATCAGACAAGCTAGAAATAAAATCATCGAAAGACTTTTCCATATTTATCACCTCAATCAAATTGGAATAAGTCAAGTATACAACTAAGCCAGCATAGGAGGATTAGCAATATGGAATTAGTAGATGCACTAAAAATGGCAGGCAGGAATGGGAAGATCGTTCGAGCTAGTGATTTGAAATATGATTCAACTTACTACGTTCAAGCGACTGATACAAAAGGAAGATTAATTGCGTTTACACATGGTGAACAGCTTTCGGTTTGTTGGGAACCAACGTTCACAGACTTAGTTGCAAACAATTGGCTAGTAGTTCAAAAAGGTGACCCTTACCGTGAACAAGGGTCACTAAAAAACTTATAGAGGGAAAGATGTATTTAGACTAATACGCTTTATCTTTCCATTACCGTATCCGAATTGTAAGTATCCCTTATCCTGTAAAGATTTCAAAGCGTTCGTCAAAAGACTCTCATCATTAATTCCTAATTCGGATAGGAGACCATCAATGCTAACTGGGCCGGGCAAATGGCTTGGCGCATGCAAACGAATAGCGGCAATTAAGTCTTGTTCATTAACCATATTCATCACCTCGATTAATTGAACTAACAAAATTATACACCGAAAGGAGTGACCAGGATGGACAGTTTAATAAGTGCTTTGTCGAAGCTTTTCACGCAAGCATATGAACAAGGAATCGCGGATGGGCGTAGTCAGCAAGCTGTTGATCATAAAATGATTGGACGTAAAGATTTCTACTCTGAGTTTGGAATCAAAGTTGATACATTCGACAAGCACTATCGCGACAAAGAAGGGTTCCCAAAGCCAGAAGAAGACGGAAAGTGGTACGCCCCAGCAGTCGAAAAATGGTTATTGAATCATCAAAATTTAAGTGATTAAAACCTAGGCGGGTAGCTGATGATTCAATTCATAAGGAGGAATTGCCATGGTAGAAGTAGCAGTATTAACTTGGGCGTTAACAACCGTGTGGTACAAGCGCTGTGAGATTAAACATTGGTTTGGTATTTAAGGAGGACACTGCAATAGCAAGAGTACTAAATAAACTGGTATGTGTATTATGGATAATTCAAAAGGACCTCCACATTATTGCAAGTAACATGGGGGTCCAGAGTAAGAATAGAGACTAGTGCTTTTTAATCCACGTTTTGACATCGTCCGTGAAACCGTGCCAAGCAGCTTCACCGCTTAGCTTGGCCACAAAAAGTTTGTCATTTTCATTTATATATTTTACCAAATGATTGCGTATGCTTTTTGCAGACAAGCCAGAAGTTATGCACCAACATGAATGTGTTAAGTTGGCCCATCCGCCAAAAGATTTGATGGCAGTTATTAATTCTTCATAATTTTCGGAAGAACTTTCTAAGTCATAGCTGATTAAATATTTAATAATAATTCGCCTCGATTAATTGGAATAAATAATTTTTGTTTTCGAACAATCAAATTGAAAAAAGACAATAAAAAAATAATGAATATTAATTATTGTCATCTTCATGGGCTAAGGCATCTTTAAAATCATCTATAGTATTAAACCATGCAGATCGTGATCCGGAAACATAGTCAATAATAAATAGATGGTCATTTTCATCTAAACAGGGTTTTATAGTGTCTCTTAATTTTGCAGGAGTGAGAGAAGTATTTACCATCCAAAGTGATTCTGTGATTTTTCGGTGAGTAGAAAAGTTTTTTAATAATTTGTAAAGGGCGTCGTAGTGTTGGCCTCTGTTTAACAGTTCAAAAGCAACGAACTTACTGGTTTCATTCATATTTTAATCACCTCAATTATTAAAGACATACTAATTGTAACGCTATAAGGAGTTATACGCCATGAACATTATTTTGATTTCGCATGTTCTGACCATCAATTGTGAATGATTAGAAAGTAGTAGTCATAAGTTAGCAACATGTTTGAAATTTAAGGAGGAAACAGCATGCAAACAGATTTGCCAAAGCAAATGAATTACAAGCAAGCACTAAAATTTTTCAACATTGGTTCTTATAACACATTGTATTCGTTCATTAAAAAGGGACTTAAAGTTACACAGATAGGTGGTGTTAGAAGGATTGATCAAGATGACGCAAATGAGTTTTTAGAAGCACATAAAACTCAAGTAGGCAGTGAAGGTGCAGAGTAAGGAGGAAATGATATGTATGAAGAAGACATTGAGCACGCGTTAAGAGCACGTAAGTATAACGCGATTCGTGCAGATGAACGTGAGCTGATTAATGCTATTGCTTATGACACAACCGGAATTATTAAAAGGCACCCGCGTCTTTACTATTCAGAAGAGTTTATTGCTGAATTACAAGAACACGATATTAATGTTTGCGAGCCAGATGAAGAAAACGACGATGGATGGACATTTACATTACCACCAATGTATCGGGAGGAATAACCATGAAAGTTCATGTAGGTGATCGAGTGAGTTACAAGGCAGAGTATAGTTGTGGCCAATTAATACGAGAAGCCGGCGTTGGTAAAGTAGTAGATATTAAAAAAATTCCGTTCACATTGCGCACTCAAAAAGATGTGGCTGTAGTTGGACAAAATGGACAGCAATTCGAGATTATTACCAATGGTATTCAAGTGCTCAAGTAGGAGGAATGATCATGCAAAAAGTATCAGTTTTATCAGTTAACAACTGGAAACGAGTGCAAAAAAAGCCATCGCTAGTAACGGCTAACGATGGACTAATGGAGTATTTATTCAATGCCAACATCTATATTATTCTAAAACTAGTTTATTGGCAAGCTAAGGAATAAAAAAGCCCACTACTGGAGTGGAATACAAGAGTAGTGAGCAAGAAAACTATTCAAAGATTAGCATCTATGTTACTGCTAATCAGGAATGTTTGCAAGTGCTGAGAAAGAGAGACCACTAATTATGGATAATCCATTACCTTACAAAGAACAACAGGATTGCATTCTTCATGGTATTACACGGATTGTATCAATCGATCCACAAGAATTAGCTCCAGAATGGCGGCTAATTGAAGACAATATGGCGATGGCATTTTACTTGAATGTATGGGTGTTTAATAGGGGGCTGAAATAATGATTAAAAATGGATACAGAATCAGCGTAAACTTTACAGACATTGGTCATCTTAGTAAAAACATAAACTCACTATATGAAAAATGGTTGCTTTGCCAAAATGATTTGAAGACTATTCAGATAATTGGCGAACTGGCACTTGGAAAATGTGACACATACAAATTGCTAAGTCAAAACAGCATTAGCATTAATGACTTTTCACGTGCTATGAAAAATTTAAAGAAGCTGGGATTAATTGAATATAGTGTTGAAATGTGATTTAGAAACACTAAAACGAATTGGCTTGAAAGGTAAATACAGCAGTGACTAATACACCGGGATGAGGTGAGAATCTTGAAAGAAGTTTGGAAGAAAATAAGAGGATACACAGGTTACGAAGTATCAAATTTAGGGAGAATCAAATCTAATGGGAGAAAAATTATTCAATCAAATGGTCATCCGATGACCTTGCCATCCAAAATATTAAAGCTCAATGTGTCAGATCGTGGATATTTGTATGTAGTCTTGGCAGAAAACAAGAAGCATACCACTAAAAGGGTTCACCGATTGGTTGCAGAAGCGTTTATTCAAAATCCATACAACAAGCCACAAGTGCATCACATAAACCATGTTAAAAGTGATAATCGTGCAGATAATTTGATGTGGGTGACTTCCAAAGAAAATGTGTCGTTTGAGCAAGACAGAACTTTTTATATCAGAGATAGTCATGGCAGATTTTTAAATGTTCGCGTGAGAGGAGAGGATAAAATGGTGTTTGTATTATCGGATAATAATGCCGTAATCGCTGTATACTCAAACAAAGAGAACGCACGTACCGCCAGAAAAAAGCTTAGAGACCAAGAAATAAAGATTACAGCTGTACCGTTTTGTCACAGTGCTAAGTTGAATTGAGGTGATATAGATGAGAAGCCTACTTATTGATGAACCACCACTACAAGTGTTGCCATCGTTGGCGATTAGCTTAGACAGTGCTGACAAGGCATTGATTCTTCAACAGATTCATTATTGGCTGAATAGGTCTAATAACGTAAGAGATGGATTCAGGTGGATTTATAATAGCGCCGCAAAATGGCATGAGCAGTTTCCGTGGTTGTCAGAAAAAACCATTCAGCGTTATTTAAAAGACCTTGAAAAGCGTGGATTATTAATCACTGGTAATTATAACAAGGCAAAATTCGACCGTACAAAGTGGTATAGAATCGATTATGACGCATTAGACAATTTGGGGTCAGCATTGGGACTGACAGTACCAACGATAGGGACTGAGCGTCCCAATGGAATGGGACTGGCAGTCCCCACCAATACCAATAGATTACCAGAGACTACTACAGAGACTACAAATAATAAACGTCCCAACTCAAAAACCGAGTATGGACCCGATGATCCACCCTACAAAGTAGCAGTCCATCTGTTGACCAGAATTAAACAACGGCAACCTGACTTCAAAGAACCAAACTTACAGAAATGGGCTAATGATATTCGATTGGCACACGAACGTGATCATCGTGATTATGAAAAATTAGATTGGCTAGTAGATTGGTCACAGGATAATTCATTCTGGCAAGCAAACATTTTGTCGGCAGGAAAGTTACGCAAGCAATATGACGCACTCATGGGTCAGGTTAAACGTGATCACCCGACTAACGTTGCACCACAAACACGAGAGGATTGGTTTGGCTAATGGAAAATGTAACGAAGCTATTCAATCAAGCCACGATTCAGAAAGTAGTAGCGGCTAGGGGAATTGATACAACTAAGTTGCCAACCAAAGAAGAATTAGATCATCAAACGATTGATCGGGCGAATGCGGGCGTAATTGCTAACCGAAAACGGTATTACTATCGCATGTCAGTCTGGTCTGGAGGCGTGCCACTACGATTTAGCTTTAATGATTGGCAGGTTGATAAACAGCCTAATCAAGCTAAAGCTAGAGAACTTGGTAATCAAGCATTTAAGTTAGCTAGGCAATTAGAGACTAACCAGTTCAACGTAGCACTAGCAGGCGGACCTGGCGTTGGTAAAACATCATTAGCGCTAGCAATCATGTATCAGCTAATGAATGCAGGACAGACAGCAATGTTTGTCTCAACAGCTGAGTTGCTACGGCTGGTTAATGAAAAGTATGAAGCACCGGATGTACGTCAACGTTTACTATACATTCTAAAAGGCATGCAAAACGTTGATGTTCTAGTTTTAGACGATTTTGGTACTGAAGGTGGTAAGCCAACTGAAAAGGGGTTCTACAAGCCAGTACACAAAGATTTGCAGACACTGATGTATCAAGTGGCGAATGCGCGTTGCGATTTTGATCATAACGAAGTCAAACATATAACCATCATTACGACTAACAACACACGTAAGCAATTAGAAAGTATGTACGACGGCAAAACAATTGATCGTTTATATACCAAGGATACTAGCTGTCAATTGCTGTTTGACAATATGGAAGGGGTCAGAAGTGTATGAGTTGTGAATTATGTCATGGTAGTAAAGTTGTTCAGCAACCACTTGGGAGTTATGGTTTCACGTTTGGACCATGCCCAAATTGTACGAACGAGATACATGATCATTACGAGCAGGAGCTTGAAAGGAAGTTAGCCTATGGCGAGCAAAAATTGGCTTAAAGAACTGGAAGTAATTCATAAGCTAGAAGCGAGATATGGCAGCATGGCTAACGTGCCTAAGAGCAAACTAGCTAACTTGCATAAGATGCCTGGAATTAAGACCGTATCAGGCGATTACACGGAGATTACGCGTACCCAGTATAATGCCATTAAATTAGTCATGAAAGGCAAGCAGGGTAAAAATAGGACGTCTCGGGAGCTAAAGCACAGTAACGTTTGGCTGGATAGACGTATTCGCGCGATTGACGAAAACAAATACTACATTACGGAGGACGAAGATGCCTAAACACACTAAGAAACGGTCAACGATTAAACGGAAGCATCGGCGAATGAAGGAACACACCGAAGCAAACAAAGCTAAAGCACAGGATAATAAGCAATTGGCTAAATAATATGGGCCATACAACATTCGCAAGCAGGCGTTTGAAGCGTTCGGGGAGGATTGAAAATGAGCACTAGAAATAAAATTGGACTTGGCATGATAGCCTTATTTATTTTAGTCACAATCATTGGGAACTTCTTAGATGGATTCTGGCATGGAGTTGCTTTTATCGGTGTTGTGGCATGGATGGTGATAGCACTGGGACTATCGAGTTCTAACAGATGATTGGAGATGGCGATGATGATTAAAATCGATAAATGTGTTGCTAAACCAACAGAATTTAACGCAATTAAGATTACCAGTGAATTGGGTGATGAAGTACAGAAAGCGTTTAAGACTGCTGATAAGCTTGATAAAAAGCTAGATAGACCAAGAAACACTTGGAAAGCAATCTTTCAATATCATGGGTTGATTTGGACTGATATATGGGGATTTGAATTCATAGCAAATTATGGTAAGGAGAATCAGTGTAGACGACAGCCAGTTTCACTTAATGATCGGATTGTCGAAGACCGTGATAGTGAGCAATTCTTAATACCTAATGAGCTATTTGAACGTTATTTTATGTAGGAGATGGCGACGATGACTAAGTTTAGAGCGTGGAACGGTTACAGGAAGATGATGGCTGATTATGTCTCAGCAATACAAAATGGTGACACACAAGGAACACCCAGCTCTGTCAATGTTATTGTAAATGGAAAAAACGAAACTTGGGACATTAAAAATGATCATGTTGAATTGTTGCAGTTTACCGGCCTGAAAGACGTGAATGGCAAGGATATCTATGAAGGCGATGTTCTAAGGACGAAAGCTGGACTGATTCAAATTGTAGAGAAAGGAATATTAGAGACTGATCGCGAGGATATTATTAGCGGCTTTTATGCTAATAATCTTAGCGATGACAAACCACATACCTTTAGTTACGACGATGAAGCTATTGGCAACGTGCACGAGAACCCAGAGCTACTGGAGGCGGACAAATGATTAAAGTTTATCGTAAAACGGCCACTATCAAGGCCGAACAGTTCTACGGCAGCGACGAGATGGTTAAAAAATATCGTGTTAGAAAAGACACAGAATATATGCTTTCTGATGACCCACTGGAATACCAGACAGTCCCATATCAGATAGAAACATTAGAGGGCTGGGCAAATATCAATGTCGGTGATTGGATTGCCACTGGTATTAATGATGAACACTGGCCAATTAAAAATGATGTGTTCAAGAAGACATACGCAGAGTTGCCGGTGATTTCTGAGAAATTGGATTCTTATATTCAATTATATAAGCGGAACAACTATGGGATTACTGATATGTTATATGACTTGACTGACGAAGTATGCCCTGATACAAATTTGACCAAAGATGATATTGCCCGCGCGTGGCTAGACGGATATCAGGTGGAGGGACACAAATGAATCATGAAATAGAAAATATTGATAAAAACGTGACTACTCATTTTGCAAAAATGGCTAAAAGTATTTACGGTTGGTCAGTTAAAGACGGAAAGTGTGTGCCACCCAAAATCATTTTTCCTAAACCAGTCGTTGAAAGAATTGAGTATTTTGCTGAAGAAATGGAAAACGGTCTGACTTTCCAAGGGGCGTTGGAATTTATCTTTGCTGGAGATGAAAAAAGGTGTAAAGAAGAATGTGAACAATTTATGGATTGGCTGCCAGTTAGTGACAGCTTCAGGGAATGGCTAGATGGTGATTTCTTATATAGTTTCAAAGAAGCACAGGTAATGTTGGCGCTGATTTATGGAAACTATCGAGTGGAGGAAGACAAATGACTGATACTAAATACGCAAAAGCAATCCAAACAAAAGCCACAGTTGCCAACCTGGAAATGAACGCGGCACTGACAACTGAGCAACAGGCACAAATTGGCCAGGACTTCATTGCTGACATTATGGAGTTGAGTGATCGTGAGAGTAAACAAAAAGCCGCCCGTTAAGGCGACCAGTCACAGGACCACTCGAATGACCGTTGTCAGTATAACATATAAAAGCGTCGTATCTGTTGAGGAGAATACGGCGCTAGGAATTAAAGCAACTATAATATACACCGCACGATATATTTAGGCAACCCTAAACATGTACGCTGCTAGACTACAATATTTGAAAGGGGAATTGGTAGTGAAACGAACGACGATTAGAAAAGTTGAAGATATTCTACGTGACTATCCCAAGATTGACAAGTATATCGAGAAACGTGAACAGGAATTACGTTATCCAACTGTACCACGTGATGATAATGTTGGAGGTGGCAAGGCACAATACAAATACCCAGATACGGCGTTAAATACACTAATTACAATTGACGATGATCGGCGCATTAACACATTGAAGCGTCAGCGAGAAGTAATTGATGATTGTTTAGACGGCGTTGGCCACGATACAGAAGTAATTATAAATGAGCTATATTTTAAGAAACACCAGCAGTACACAATTGACGGATTAATTGCAAATCACATGATAAATGTTAGCCGTCGAAAAGCGTTCGACTTAAAGAAAAATTTTATTAACGATTGTGCTAAGGGGTTTGGATTGTATGAAATATAAAAACGTGCACTAATCGTGCACTTTTGACCCCTACAATCGTGCTAAATTGGTAGTATGCCAAATGTGATTGACGTGCATGAAGTAATCCTCCAAATTACAGACTGGTAATCGCTGTGGGCTAATTGGTAAGCCACAATGGGATGTAGGTTCGAGGCCTACCGGCGATATTGTTATACAGCATGGTCACTCATGAGGGCTAAAACTGTATAACGTGATTAGTTAGCTATTGGGACTGCTCTGATAGCTCGTGGTAAAATCTTCGGAGACGACAAGCAGATTGGCACTCAATGATGAAGAAGTTAGTCTTTTAGATATGTCTTTTTGGCTAACACGTGCTTGTGGCGGAATAGGTAGACGTTTTAAGAGGCAACACAGGATGGTGTTGTTATGTAGGGTGCAAATCCCTACCAAGCACATTAAACGCGTCCACGGCTCCAAAACGGACAATCTCCAAACTAACTCTCGCTTATTGGCGGGAGTTTTTGTCTAGCTAGATTAGTTTGGAGATTTATATAACTGAAAAAATACGTAAAAAGCATTAGAAAATGGATTCGAGTCCATTTAAATTTTATGTGCGGGTTGGTTGTAGGGGGTGATGTTTGGAGAAGTTATTGCTTCGATAAAAAATAGTATCTGATAGAAATATCGGGTACTATATTATTGAGGTGATTTTAAATTGAACAAAAACGATGAGATAAAGATGATGATCGAGCATCCTGAATATATCATTCATGCAGAAAAAATTGGAATTGAAAAACGAATTAAGCAGAAAAAATTGGATGCTGGGGAGGTGAAGACGGCAATGATTGATACTGCAAAAAGTCAGGGAAAAGGACTAGTTTCAGATATTTTAAATGGAAAATGGGGAGATCTTATCTTTGATGTAGTTGAAACTGGAGATCATTTTAAAACTAGACTTGATGATATGAAGAAAGTAATGTTATTAGCAGAATATCTTCAGAAGGTTGATAACCAAGAACAAGGCCTGTTAAAGCTGACTGATTTAATTACAGATCCGTATGGCCTCAGCATATATTCAAAAATTGTTTCAATATTGTCAGATTCGCCAGCCGACGATGACTTATTGAGCCTGATGTCAGAATATCTGAAAAAGTTGACTGAAGAAGATGATTTAAGCAAGATATTTTCACAAACAAAGAGTATCTTGAGCTTGATTGATAAAAGTTCACCGCAAGCTTTGGTTTTACTAAAGAATACAGCTGTTTGGCCACTTGTACCTAACCCGAGTGTGGGAATTACTGTTAGTGGAAAGGTTCAGGGCGATAATACAAAATTGGTAGCTTCTGCGTTTTCTAAGGTTCCAAAGTTTAAAAAGTTTTCGTTGACTTCTCTTCAAATGGCAATTGTTGATTTAGAAACGAACGGTTTGGCTGAATTTGTTTCAGGAACGTTACAAGGAGATAACCAAAAAACGGTCTGTGCTGAACGACCAACTGATACTGGGAAGATGTTATTGGAATCTATATGAGATTAATTATAATTAATGTATTGATATCCAAGCTAATAGTGTATAAACCTGTATTTAAAAGTTAAAACGGCTTCAAACTGTCTCTCACTTATTGGTGGGAGTTTTTTTGATACATACGAGGAGGAATTACAATGAATATGGAAGACAACGAGGCAACTCATGGCAAAGATGATTAACACCAAATACGGCTACGTAACGCCACAAGAAGCGGAGATGGATGCCCACTTAGATAAATGGATGAAGCGTCGTGCTAAACAGCATGGCGCTTTTAGTTTGGATAAGAAATGGAGGAAGCAACATGCCAAGGACAAGAAGATGCCGCTATCCTAACTGCCATGCGATGGTCACGTTCCCTGACCACTATTGTCAACAACACTATGAACATGAAGCTGAGTACTTAGCTAGTCGGCAACGTTGGGCACGTAGCCACGATAAGCATTACACGCACAAGTACAACACGGTTACACGTTATCGTAATGACACTAAGCGTCAGCAATACAATTTCTATCGGACAAGGCAATGGTCACATCTAAGACAACAAGTCCTGGAGCGTGACCATTACTTGTGTGCTTACTGTAAAGTGCAAGGCGTCATCACGCCTGCTAAGACAGTTGATCATATTGTGCCAATTGAGTTTGATGAAACATCGAAAGCTAACGTTGATAACTTAGCTGTTATCTGCGGTAAGTGTCACCGACTCAAGACGGATTGGGAACAATCATATTATGGCACTGGCCAAGGCAACGAGTTGCAAAGCGTAACGCCGATCAATGATGTATCAGCAATCGTTGTGTTAATGGATAAGGAGTGAAGATATTGAAATCATATTATATTGAATCAATTAATCTGTGGATTAATTGCGTGAATGCTGACAATTTTGTTGATATGAAGACAAAGGACGCTATTAGAAAACAATGGCGTCAGCAAGTTCATACGGCTGAAGATGTCGTTGTGCTTGATAAGTCTATTGCGCCGCTTGAGTTCATTGGTAAATCAGGTGCAACCATTGATACTGAAACAGTTGTCAAAGCAATCAAGCAATCAGAACTTAAACGCGAACACCTTAGTCAAATGCTAGGACAATAGAAAGGGTAATGGTAGTCATGACAAATAGATATGATAAGATTCCTGACCACAAAGTAATTAAATCAGCAATGCAACAAGAACTAACTGATAAACAAATTGAATATGTTGAAAGCGCAATTAAGCGAGCTGCTTTACGGAATGAGCATAGGGCTTACGTCGACCTTGACAGCTTTAATCCTAATCAAAAGATAAAGTTGGTACAGGTGCTAAGCAACAAAGGCTATCAGATTGAAAAAAATTCAAACTGGCACTGGTCATTACTCGTCAATTTATAAACGTTTGTCGTTTGATTTGAGTGGCTCTAAATTTATGAATGTAATTAGTCACGATGATTATTAAAACAACCCCCGCCCCCTAACACGTCCCAGGAAGAGCGCACACATTGCCGTTATTTTGTGATATAAACAATTTTTTAAATTTTTTAGGTAGGGGGGTCACCAAATAATGAAAGGAGAGAGTAGTAGTGAAAAAGTCGGATAAAGACGTCAACGACGGGCAATTAACACGTACACCGCCAGCTTACTTAGGCCGGCAAGCTAAGGTCGTTTGGCGTCGATTAGTGCCTTTTTTAGAAGACAATACCCCAGTTAAACGCATTGATAGCGGGCTTGTGGAGCAATATGCTTCCCAATATGAGATTTACCGCAACGCCTATAAGCACATTCAAAAAAACGGTGAAGTTCAGGCAATCTATAAGACGTTGCAAGACCAGACTGGTCAAAAAATCGGTCAGGACTTTGTTGGTTACAAGCGAAACCCGATGACTCAAATTTACGATTCAGCCGTTAAGAATCTAACGAAGTTAGGCGCTGAATTGGGACTATCTCCTAAGTCACGTAGTGATTTGCTCAAGTTAAACTTAGATGACCACAAGGACAATCGGAGCATTAGTGACCGTATGAGAGAATTTCTAGGAGACTGATAATGAAGATTGATTTAACACAAACACATGATGTTATTGGAGCTTATCAAGCATTAGACTGCTCAGCGATTCGCCAACAATACACTGATCCGGGCACAAAGTATGCCTTTGAAGTCCTCGATGAGAAGGTGATTACTGGCTATCTGCTCAAGCTAGCGGCTTTTCGCCATATCCGAGACTTGCAACGGCAAGGTAGTGTTGAATTTCCCTTTACTTATTCGGTTAAGAAAGTAGAACAAGTGCTTAAGTTTGCTGCCATCTGTCCGAATGTTGATACGGGCGAACCAACTAAGCTTATGCCGTGGCAAGAATTCATTATGGCTATGCTGGTTGGCTGGCGTAATGATGACGGTGGCAAGCGTTTCTCACGGGCCATTGTTTCTGTTGCACGTGGACAAGGTAAGACGTACTTGATGGCAATTATCACTGCCTATAGCTATTTAATTGAGTCATTGGGCTTATCCAATCAAGATTACTTAGTATCTTCTATTAATTACAAACAAACTAGTAAAATTCTGGGCTACATTAAGTCGATGTTAGCCAAGATTGCAACGATTGAACCATTTAAAACACTAATTCAAGATAGTGGATTAGATACACGGACGCTGTCCTCACAGGCCGATCAAGTCACAATGAGCAAGACTAATAACAAGCTACGGGCGATTAGCCATGAGGCTGGTCAGTATGACTCATTTCACTTTACAACTGCTATTTTTGATGAAATTGGTGAAGTAAGAACACGGCAGAAGATTTCTAAAATTGTTTCGGGCCAAGTTAAGGTGCGTAATAAGCAATTTATTCAAATTTCAACGGCATATCCTGATCCCAATGTCCCATTTCACGATGATGAGCGTATGATTCAGCAAGCCATGGAACAAGATTATTTGCGCGATGCTGATACATATTTGGGGCTTATTTGGTCGCAGGACAATCTGGACGAAACTTATAAGCCCGATATGTGGGTTAAAAGTAATCCCTTACTAGATTTACCAAGCCAACGAGAAGTGTTGCTGAACGGCTTGACAGATAAGCGCGATTCTGACGCTTTGTCGGGCACACTCAACGATTTCCAAAACAAAAACCTTAACTTGTGGCTAGAACAATCGACCGACAGCTTCTTGAAACTGCCTGACGTTGAGCGAGCTATTATATCATCATTTAGTTTTGATGATCGGCAAGTTTATATTGGTTTTGATTACTCGATGTTTAGTGATAACACGGCGCTAGCGTTTGTATTTCCTTATCGTGATAATAATGACAAACCACGATGGTTTATTTATCAGCATAGCTTTATTCCCTGGCAGAAAGCTGGTTCGATTGAAGCTAAAGAAAAGCAAGACGGTATTAATTATCGGAACTTAGCTCAAAAGGGATTTTGCACAATTAGTAGCCATCCTCAAGGACTAATCAATGACGAGCAAGTTTATCAGTGGTTACTTAACTTTGTTGAGCGGCATCGACTGGAAGTTGTTTTCTTTGGTTATGATGCGTGGGGGCTAACACCCACAATCAAGCAATTGGATTTGAATTCAGGGTGGCCATTGCAAGCCATTCGGCAGCGGACTAGTGAATTGAAGGATCCAACTAAGTTTTTGCAGACGATGTTTGTTGAAGGCTCGGTAGACCGCTTGGATGATCGAATTATGGAAAAGGCATTACTAAATGCTGAAATTTATGAAGACAAAATTGGTATTCAAGTCGATAAAGCTAAGGCCACATTGAAGATTGATGTGGTAGATGCGTTAATTGATGCCTTATTCCAAGCCATGTATCACTTTGAAGACTTTTCAGACGTAAACAATCCTGATAAACAGGTCGAACGTATGAACGAAAAACAAGTTCTTGAATGGTTTAATAACCCGGAGTCAGGATTGCTAGGAGATGATATTGATGATTTTTAAACAATTTTTTGCAACTATCTGGCATTATTTTGATGTACTGTGTTTCATTCTAGGTATGATTGCTGGGGTATATGCAGCCTTTTTATTTGGGCAGGCACAGGGCGTTCTAGCAATTGCTGTAGCTTTGTTTTTAGTTGGCTGGCTTTCGGAAGTCGTAACAGCTGGCCAAAAAGGAGGTGATTAACAATGCCTTTTTTTGAACCACCAACGGCAATAAATAATTCAGTTAGTATTCAAAGCGTGCCAGTAGAAGACGATAATATCATTAATTTTTTGTCACCAACTGGCAATAATGAGTATGTTAGTGCCAAAGATGCTTTGGAAAATTCAGATATTTATTCAGCGGTTAATCAAATATCTGGAGACTTAGCCACGGTACAATTATTGGCTAATATGCCACGAGCGCAGGGAATCCTAAACAATCCCAGTGCGACAGCTAACGGTCACACGTTTTGGCAGTCTATGTATTCACAATTGTTATTGGGTGGTGAATGCTTTGCATATCGTTGGCGTAATCCTAATGGCTTAGATCTGCGCTGGGAATATTTGCGACCGAGCCAAGTGCAAACCTACTTATTAGATGACGGCAGTGGCTTAACCTATACGGTTACTTTTGATGAGCCTAACTTGGGCGTTCTTCAATATGTACCACAGTCTGACATGATTCATATTCGCTGGGCTAGTACTGATGGCGGTATGACGGGTAACAGTCCATTAAAAGCATTGTCGAATGAGTTACAAGTCAAGAGTTCATCTAACAGTTTAACGTTGGCTGCACTAGCACGTTCAATTAGCGCTCCTGGCGTGCTATCTATTCAGCACGGTGGACTGTTAAGTGAGAAGATGAAGGCCAGCCGCTCACGTAACTTCATGAAACAGGTGAACAAGTCAAACGGTGGCCCAGTAGTTATTGATCAACTTGAAGATTACAAGCCACTAGAAATGAAAGCCGATGTTACTAAGCTGTTAAGCCAAACAGATTGGACGAGTAAGCAAATTGCTAAAGTTTTCGGCATTCCTGATAGCTATTTGAATGGTCAAGGTGACCAACAAAGTAATATTGACCAAATTAAAGGCATGTACACCAATGCCCTTAATCGCTATTTACAGGCGATTTTAGCTGAACTGGATAATAAGCTTAATGCTAAGATTACGGCCAATATACGGACTGCTGTAGACCCATTGGGAGACTCATTCGCAGCCACCCTATCAGGGCTAGCTAAAGATGGCACGATTGCTAATAATCAAGCAACTTGGTTACTACAGCAGACTGGTTATTTTCCAGATGAAATGCCTGATGCTAAGAATCCAACGACACAACAAGTTGTGATTCAATCGGGAAAAGGAGGTGATAATGATGACAAAGAAAGTGATGATTAAAGGCGATATTGTTGATGATCAAACAGCCGGTTTCTATCAGTTCTTTGGAATGCCAGCAGTATCACCTTCGGGTGTTGCTGACATTTTAAATGATGACAGTGGCAACACTGACGATGACGACGGCGATGATGAAGCGCTTGAAGTTGATATTGCTTCCAATGGTGGGGACGTTTTTGCGGCTAGTGAAATCTATACTATGCTAAAGAACTATGCCGGCAACGTAACGGTTAATATTCAAGGATTAGCCGCTAGTGCGGCGAGTGTGGTAGCTATGGCTGGTGATCATATCAATATTTCACCAACTGCTCAGATTATGATCCATAAAGCCTGGTCACAGCCAGCTGGTAATGCTGACGATCTGGAACATGAGGCCAGTATTTTAAATGGTATTGATCAATCGATTGCCAGTGCTTATGAAGCTAAAACTGGCATGGACCAAGCTGACTTACTACAGTTAATGGCAAATGAAACATGGTTAACCGCTAGTGATGCCGTTGATAAAGGCTTCGCTGACGAAATTATGTTTGCTAATGATCAACAATTGCAACCGGTGAATGCTATTTCACATATTCCGCCTAAATCTGCAGTTAACAAGCTGCTGAATCTCATTTATAAGGCGGATAAGGATAAAACTAAGCCATCTAAAGAAGAAAATACTACTAATAGTCAATCTGCTGAATTACGAAACAGCAAATTGGCTATTTTATTTGGCAAAAATTAAAAGGAGGCCAACTAATGGCTAATATCAATACAATGAATGATGCCTGGATTGCCCAAGGGCAAAAGGTGTCAGACTTGAACGATAAGTTAAACGCAGCTGTCCTTGACGACAGCTTTGATCAAGAAGAATTTAAAGCAATGAAGCAAGATCGCGACAATGCGGTTGCCCGGCGTGATGCTTTACATGAACAATTGGAAGAAGAACGCAAGGCTCAAGAAATTGCCAATATGGATGACAAGAATAAGACCCCACTTGATGATGACGAAGAAGACATCAAAGCCAAGTTCATTAAGAACTTCCAAGGCATGATTAAAGGTGACCCTAAAGTTATGAACTTGGTAACTTCTTCTACCGACGAAGCTGGTAACGCAATTGGTTTGACTATTCCTCAAGATATTCAAACTGCAATTAATACACTGGTTCGTCAATATGACAACCTTCAACAATATGTTAATCGGGAAGCTGTTAGCACCCAGACGGGATCACGAGTTTTTGAAAAATGGTCAGATGTCACTCCATTGATTGATTTAGATGATGAAACAGCCACCATTGGTGATAATGATGATCCAAAGCTTACTTTGATTAAGTATGTAATTCATCGTTATGGTGGAATTACGACGGCAACAAATTCATTATTGAAAGATACTGCTGACAACCTTATGGCATGGCTTACCCAATGGATTGCTAAAAAGGTTGTTGTTAGTCGTAACACTAAGATTATTGAAGCCATGAATAATGCGCCAAAGAAGCCAACCTTAGCTAAGTTTGATGACATCATTGATATGATCAACACGGCTGTTGACCCAGCAATTAAGGCAACATCGTTCTTGTTGACGAACACGTCAGGATACAATGAGTTATGCAAGGTTAAGGACGCTATGGGAAATTACCTATTGCAACCAGATCCAACCCAGCCGGACCGCATGATTGTCCGCGGTAAGCGAGTGGTTATGATTGCTGACAAGTGGTTGCCAAATACTGGGACGGCAGCGGCACCAGTTTATCCATTGTATTATGGTGACTTATCACAAGCGGTTACTTTATTTGACCGAGAAAATGCGTCATTGTTAACGACTAATATCGGAGCTGGCGCCTTTGAAAAGGATCAAACTAAGATTCGTGTGATTGATCGTTTTGATGTTGAAGCTACTGATACGGAAGCCTTTGTTGCAGGTTCGTTCAGTAAAATTGCTGACCAACCGGCCAACTTTGCGGCGAGCGCTGCTACAACGACCCCTGCTAAGTAATTAGCCAACTATGTCGCCAATAAATACACAGTACAGTGACAATCTGGGCGGCTAAGTAAGGATGTGATTAAAGTGGCAGCCGATTTAGGAACATTAAAATCATCTTTGCGAATTGACGGGGATGATGATGACGAGCTGCTAAAAGGTTATTTGTCTGCAGCCACTAGCTACATTGAACAGGCCATTGGTGATGAAAATGGCGTTACGGGGTTCTATGAAATGGAAGGCGTGAATGACTTGTTTGAAACTGCTGTTTACGCCTTAGCTGGTTCATACTGGTATTACCGGACATCAATCACTTCAAACACCGTTAATCCAGTTGACTTAGTTGTTGATTCAATCATTGGCCAACTACGAGGTCTGTATAATCAAAAACAGGATGAGGTGGACGACAATGGCAATTAATAGGCTAACTCCAGTTGACTTTAACCAACGTATACAGATTGGCACTGTTAAAACTGTTCAAAATCCTATTAACGGAACTAGCAAACAGACATTTGTTAGTCAGTTTAGTTTATACTGTGCATCCTATACACGATCGATTGCATATTCATATCAACTCACAACTGAGCAATTAGAGCAAGTAGTGGTCATTATTAGGCACAATCCTAAAGTTTATGAAGGCATTAAATGCCAGTATAAAGGTAAACTTTACGATGTCATCAATGACAGCATGGATGATTCTAGTAATTATCTGTCTTGCGATTATTTGACGCTTAAACAGGTCACTAAGGGGGCCTAGCTATGGCAAACGATGATATAGCCGACCAACTAGCAAGCTGGCTTAAAGACGTCCACAAGCTAGTTCCCAATGAAGCTGAACAGGAGCGGATAACCGAGGCTGGCGCTAAGAAGTTAGCTGATAACTTGACGGAAGTCACGAGAAAGAAACACTATTCAAGGCATAAAGACAAGAAGTATGGACACATGGCTGACAATATAAGCTATAACAGCAATGACATAGACGGTGAACATGACGGAAGCTCGATTGTAGGCTGGACTAACAAATTCCATGACATGAATGCCAGAAGGTTAAACGATGGTACTAAGTACATTAAGGCTGACCACTTTGTTGACCAGAACCTAGACGACTCACAAGATGATGTCTTTAACGCCATGCTAGATGAGTATAAGAAGGGGGACGATGACTAGTGTTATTACCAGTATCACAGGTAGCCAGCCTAGTTGATTCCCTCAATTTAACGTGGCTAGATAAAGTCTACCTTAACAGCATACCTAAAGAAGATTTAGACAACACTGATATTACAGTCATGCTATTGCAAGAGACCGATTCAAGCCCGGCCTACCTTGCAAACAACACGTTTAAAGGGTTAGCAATGGGTGTTGAGATTCAAATCTTCTACAAGGTTAACCTAGCCGATGACTTTAACCCATTGGAAGCTGAGATAGCTTTGATGAAAAGCCTTAAAGAGGCCGGCTGGTTAATTGTATCTAGTCAGCACCACACAACTGACCCGGATACCAACCAAGTGACCAAAACAATTTATGTAACTAAAAATGAAATGATTTAAAGGAGAGATATTTAAATGTCAAAACACAACATTGTAAAAGCAACTTTTGCTTTGCTAGATGATAATGGCGACTTAATTAAAGACGCTACCAAAGGTCTATCTACTGACGGAATCTATGTTGCCGATCACAATGGCGAAGGTTTCAGTCAAATCAATGTGACTGCTATCGAAGCGGCCGGGACGCCTGGTTGGGGGAATGGACAAATCAAACGAACAGCTTATGGTAAGTCTATGCCCACGCTGGCTTTAACCGCCTTAGATTTGGACTTCAAGATTAACCAGATGCTAAAGGGGTTCACACAAAACACCAATACAGGTGCCTGGGTTCGTCAGCTACCTAAGCCACATGTTGCGATGATTGCCGAATCACAATCATTAGATGGCGACATCTCAATTTATGAATGCTTTAACAATATCGAATTCGTTGAAGAAGCATCTAATAACAGTACTGATACCAACAGTGAAGCTGCTTACTCAACAGTCCTAAATGGTACCGTCTTAACGCCATTAAAGTCTAACATTTTCTTAGCTGCCAACGGGGTACAACAACCTTATATGATTGCCAAGTCAACTGATACTAACTTCGACCTAGACAAGCTTATGGCTGAAACGTTTGGCGGCTACACTAAGTCAACAAGTGGCACAACCGGTGGAGCGACTGGTAAATAGAACTAATTATCTAAAGGCTTCCTTAATTTGGGTGGCCTTTTTACATACCTAAAAATAAATGAAAGAGGTAATTTTTATGAAAATCAATGCTAAAAACTATTTTAAAATCAACAAGACGGCTGATGTAACGCCAACTAACAATATCATTCGATTAGCTACCAAAGTTCAAATTGGTATGTTGGAATCACAAGACACCGAAAAAGAAGTTACCGAACTAGACGCAATGAAAAACGGCCTAGAATTGCAAGATGATATGGTTGGCTTTGTACAACGGGTCATGGGATACACTGACAAACAGATGGAGTCTATTAACGATACTGTCTCAATTGAGCGTTTTGGCGAAGGAGTTGGTTATCTAATCATGCGGTTAAATGGTATTTCAGATGCCGACATTAAGTTATCTGAACAAAAGCAACGCAAGGCAATTGAAGATGCTAAGTCGTCAAAATAAACCGGCACAAACGCAACGTTGAAATCAAACGAGAGGTTATGAAGTTAAAAAATCAGCAAGAAGATTTTAGCTTGCTAAGTAAACAATTGTTATTGGAGGGAATATCAACCAAGGAATTTGGCGATAGTCCCTTTTTTGATTTCATGGCGGCTTTAAATGCTCGTAAAAAGGAAGACCGATCTGAGTTAGTCGACCCACTAGAAGCCATTAATCAAACGTATGGCTTATAAGCGTTTGTGCCTAAAAGGAGGTTAAAAAAGAATGGCTAAAAAAGTAGTCGGCCGTGAGATGACCAGTAAGGTTGGCCTCGACAGTGCTGAGGCTGTTAAATCACTAAAGACGTTGACAGCCGAGGTTAAAGCCAATACTAGCGGCTGGAAGGCTCAGGAGACGGCATTAAAGTCAGCAGGTGAGTATCAAAAGGCCGCAGCAGCTAGGGTAGATGGCTTAGCCAAATCAATGGAGATGCAGAAGTCTAAAATTGATGAGTTAAAGTCCCGTCAATCAGGCCTAAACAGAAACACTAAAGACGGTGAAGAAGCTTATTTAAAACTATCTGACCAGATTAACAAGGCTAGTCGGTCATATGACTCAATGGGTGGTCAACTAGATCGGGCCAAGTCTAAATTACAGTATTACAACAGTGGGTTAGCCGACTTACAAAAGGGCTATAAACAGAGCACGGCTTTAAGTGAGTCCTATGTGAAACGCCTAGAAGCCGAGGGCAAACAAGAAGATGCTAACAAGGCTCGTTTAAGTGGTTTAAAACAGGCCTATTCTAACATGGAGTCCCAATATAAGGCTCAAACTAACGAACTAGACCGAATTAAGACGGCTAGTGGAGCTACCTCAGACGCCTATAAACGCCAGCAAGTGCGTGTTAATGAGACCGCAACAGCCATGGCTAAAGCTAAGACTAGCCAAAACGAGCTACTTAAAGCGATGGAAAAAGAACCTCATGGATTTATGCACGGTGTTCGTTCTAAGCTTGATAGCATTGATGATAAAGCTAAGAAGACATCTCATTTATTCGGTACAATTCTAGGCGCGCATCTAGTTGCAAACGGAATTACCAACGCTTTATCAAGTATAACGGCATCTTTTGGCGAACTTAATAGTGCTGTAACAGAATATGATAACAAGCAACGTACAATGACGGCCACATGGACTACTTTAACTGGTTCAAACGGAAAAGGTAAACAAATGGTCGACATTGGGAATGGGTTAGCTTCAGCTTTCAATCAAAATATCAATGTGGTTGATGAACTTAACCAGTCATTTTACCATGTGTTTGATAATGCACCACGAACTAAAGAATTAACTAAGTCAATATTAACGTTGGGCGATACTCTTAACCTAAGCGATGAGAATGTTACTCGACTAGGCACCAACTTTACTCACATGTTATCAAGTGGCAAGATGCAACTTGGTGACTTTAACATGATTAACGATCAATTGCCAATGTACGCTGAAAAGATGTTGGAGTTTGAAAAGAAGCAACAACATAACAGTAAGCTAACTATGTCTAGCTTGCGCGACCAAATGAGCGCAGGCAAGATTAGTGCTAAAGATGCCGAAGAAGTTATGAACTCACTTGGTGGTAAGTACGCCAAAGCTTCAGAGAACTTGATGAAGACTATACCCGGTATGGAACGATCAATTAAGACTCAAATGCCGGCGTTATTAGACGCCATTTACAAGCCAATTGCCAATATGAAGTCCCCATTAATGGGACAATTTACAAAATGGATTGGTGATAAGGACACTAAATCTGAGTTTAAAGATGTTGGCAATGCACTAGCCTTGCAGATTAATGACATAACTAAAGCGTTTGCTGGTAAAAACTTTAATGTTGGTGATAGCCTCAATAAAATGTTGTCTAACCTAGCAAAAGGCATTGATAAAATGGGTGCTAACATCGTTGCTCACAAAAAAGAAATAAAGTCATTCTTTAGTTCAATGAAGACTGCTTCCAAGACATCTTTCAACGTGTTCGTACAATCTCTCAAGGACATTGAACCAATATTGAAGATTGTCGGTGAATTTGCTGAGAAACACCCTAAAGTATTCGCTGGTTTAGCTTCTAGTGCCTTTATAGCAAGTAAGGGTATATCTGCATTAAAGCTAGCCTTCAGTGGCTTAGACTTGGCGAAGGGCCTAGGTGGCAAGCTTAGCCGGATTGTGTTAAAACCAAAGGTTGATGGAGCTGAAGGTGAACGAGAACTAACCAAATTTGCAAGTTTTGTCAAGCGTTCAGGGACTGGAATGGGTCACTGGTTAAAGATGGCTGCTAGTGTAACCACTGCTAAAGCTAAGAGTGGAATTAGTGCTTTGTGGACACACACTAAATCAGTTGGTGGACAGATTGGCAAAGGCCTATCATGGACCGCAAAAATTGCATATAAGGGTGCATCTAAAGCTTTTAGTGTCTTAGCTGGCGGTATCAAATTGGTTGGTAAGTCGTTTTTATCATTGGGAAAGTTGATGCTGACAAATCCAATTGGACTAGTTGTCACGGCAGTAGTTGCGCTTGGAGTAGCCCTTTATGAAGCGTATAAGCATATCAAACCGTTCCGCGATGCAGTAAATGGTATGGGGACTGCCATGAAGAAATTGTTTACTGGCAAATTTGGTTGGGAAAAATCAATTGGTAAGAAACTTGCAGGTGTTGGGTCTACCATTAGTAAATGGGGCAAAGGCGCCGGTAAGTTTGTTTCTAAGCATAAAACTGAAATATTAGCTGGTTTAGTTAGCCCGTTCGCTGGGTTATCCGCTTGGTTCTTAAAGGACACTAAGACTGGTAAAAATGTTCAAAAATGGGCGAAAGGTTTTAGTAAGGACATTAAAAAAATGGGCTTGAAAAAGGCCATGGATAAACAAGTTAACGATGCGTCTAAGGCGTTTAAAAAGTCAAAATTCGGCAAGTGGTTTAACAACATTGATAGCAGCTTCAACTCATTCAAAAAATCATTTAAGAAGACTTGGAATAAGCATTGGTCTGATACGGGAAAAACACTTAAACGCGATTGGAATGGCTCAGTTAAGGACACCAAGAACTTCTTTAGCTCTATCGGTAAGAAGTGGGATACATGGAAGTCTAGCTGGAAGAAGAGTTGGGACAGCCACTGGTCTAGTAACGGACGTACCCTAAAATCCAATTGGGATGGCTCGTACAAGCTTACTAAGTCATTCTTCTCTAGTATGGGTACTAAGTGGGCTGGCTGGAAAAAGAGCTGGTCACACTCATGGAATAGTCATTGGGACAAGATGCGGTCTAACCTGCACAGTTATTGGAACAAAGACCTGAGCCATACTAAAGTGTTCGGAAATTCAATGGGTGACTGGCTATCATCATTCAAGAAGTCATTCAAATCGGGATGGTCTGGCTTAGGTACCGGCGTTGAGAATATCTTCAAAGGGCTCTGGAAGAACCTAAAGAAGTTTGCTAGAGACGGCATGAACGATGTTATCGACCTTATCAATGGTGGTATCAATGCGGTTGATAGTGTCATCCATACGTTTGGTGGTAAAAAGAAAACCATTGGTGATTTAAGTCATGTTCACTTTGCCACTGGTACTGGGATGTTTAGTGGATCACGTAATCCAATTACCAAGCCTACATTAGCCATGCTAAATGATGGTCACGATTCCCCAGAAACCCATAATCAGGAAGCTTTAATTCATGCCAATGGCGAAGCTGAGTTGATTCATGGGACTAATGTTATGCGGTTACTAGAACCCGGTGCCGAAGTCCTAAACGCGTCTGAAACCAAGATGCTTGGATTAACTCACTTCTCTAAGGGCACTGGCTTTTTTGGTGATATTCTAAACAGTGTCACTAGTGGTATCTCAGGCGTAACTAGTTGGGTTGGTAAGAAGGTTAACGGACTAGAAAAGTTCTTTAAGACCGCTGAAAATATTATCGCTCACCCGATTAAGTCACTTGAAAACCTGTTTAGTTGGTCTGCTAAGGGTGTTTCAGGAGTCATGAGCGATATTGGTCATGGCCTATTTAATGGTGTTGAGAAACAAGCTAAGACATGGTGGTCAACCTTATGGAACAGTGTCAGCGATAGCCTCGATGATGGCACTGGTTCAAGTTCTAGCTTAGTCAAAGCCATGGAGAAGTACGGTAGCACCAACAAGTATGTCTGGGGTGCTGCTGGGCCTAGTGCGTTTGACTGTTCCGGCCTAGTTGAGTACACACTGAAGAAGATGGGCATTAGTTTCCCACGTACGTCAGGTGAGCAATATAAGGCATCTAAGCATGTCAGCGACCCTAAGCCAGGCGATTTAGCTTTCTTTGGCCCCGGTGGTAGTGAACACGTTGGTGTTTATATCGGCGGCGGGAAGATGTATTCTGCTGAGAATGAGCATGATGGTATGGGTATCAGTAAAGTTCATGGCGGTGGCTATGGAACCTTCGCTGGTTATGGACGCGTACCGGGCTTGTCTGACAGCGCTAGCTCGGATAAATCTGCTAAGTCTAGTGGCCTGTTAGGCATGATCAAGAAGCAGGTTGGTAGTGGCTTCTGGTCATTTATCAGTAAGTTGGCTGACATGTTTGGTGATGACGGCGGTGGTGCCATCGAAGGCGGCGCTATTACTCACAGTATGATCGACCGAGCCCTGGAGATGACCAAAGTACCAAGAAGATATTGGTCTAAAATGCAGTCAGCTATTATTAAGACAGCTGACAGCGAAACAGGCAACCGAAATATCATGCAAACTATCTCAGATGTCAACTCTGCTAATGGTAACCCAGCCGGTGGCCCATTGCAGTTCACCAAGACAACCTTTGATGCGTTTGCCTTTCCGGGACACCATAACTTTAGATCAAGCTTCGACCAAGTGCTGGCGTTCCTTAACAACAGTGATTACTTAAATGCTACTGGTAACACGTCCATTTGGGGACATGCCAAATATGACTGGTTGCATAGTGGGCCAATTGGACATAAGCGGTTTGAAAATGGTGGTATTATCAACACTAACCAACTTATTGAGGTTGCTGAGAAGAACAAGCCCGAGATGGTTTTGCCGCTAACAAACAAATCACGGGCTAACCAGCTAATCACACAGGCTAACCAGATTGTTAATGGCAATAATAGTAATCAGATTGCATCTAATAACAGTGAAAGTAGTGAGAAGCTTGATAAAGTCATTGCGTTATTGGCGGCTTTAGTATCAGGCCAAGGCAATGTACAAGCAGTCATTGCTAAATCTGACGTGGTTAATGCCGTTAAATCTGACAATAAGACTACGTCACAATATTCACAGATGATGGGCTATTAAAGCCATCAATTAAAGGGCCGTTCTTAATTGGGCGCCCTTTTTACATAGCTAAACTTAAAAAGGAGGTTAAATCGTGACCTTACAACGAGATGATTTTGAATATGCCGGTTTAAATAGCCGGGACGATTTACAGGTTGAAATGGGAAACGTGGTATTGCCTAGTGCACCGGCCATGGCTGAACAAGTGACTGACATACCAGCCATGTATGGTAACCAATTTAATGGCACGGACTTTACTAGTCGGACGATTAGCATTCCGGTGTCAATCTACTGTGCTGATAACCAAGACAGATTTAATCAGGTGATGCACAATTTAAGTGGTCTACTACTAAGCGATGACCCTAGTGATAATGGTAAAGAGTACCCACTGGTATTTGGATTTGAACCCAAGGTGACGTATTGGGGACACATTACCGCAATTAGTGACCCAGCCCCGATTAACCCGGGTATGTATGACATGACACTAACCATTACCTTTGTGCAATCCGACCCACGGGCAACATTGCCACAGGTTGAGAAGCCTTTAAATAATGGCTTAAATACAATCACTGTTGATGGTACCGCTAGAACAGAGCCAGTTATTCAGGTTGTACCTAAGCAGAATTTAAAATACATTGGTTTTACCTTAAATGGTGGTCAGTTTGGTCTAGGGCCCGAGTCACCGGAAGACCAAGCCACTGCGGTTCAACCTTATACTAAAGTTGTTGATGACCCACTAGGAACTATGGCAATGTGGACGAATGATACCAATGCACTTAGTAATATGAAGACTGGTGAAGCTTACACGTATCAAGGCCACAGCGAGATTAAGACTGAGACCAATGTAATGCGACCAATGGTAAATGACAATGGGTATGACTTTGGACCGATGCCTACAACTATGGAAGACCACTGGTACGGCCCAGCATATCGTTATACTGGCATGACACAATCACTGACTGACTGGCGAGTACGAACGGGTATTCATCAATTTAGGTACAATGGTACTCATAATAGTCGTGCAATGGGACGTGTTGAAGTCTTGCTACTAGACCCTAACGGTAACACTATTGGACGCTTTGGTATGCGTGACATGGCCTATGGTGCTAAACCTATGGCTAGACTTCAAATATGCGAGCCCGGCTCCACATTGGAATATGGTGACCGCTATACTGACTTGTACTATGGTTCAGGGCCATCAGGTTCTTTTACAAACAAGCCCGACCAGAAAATTCAAATCAAAACTGGCACGACAACCAAAACTGTCACTAAATATGGTCGTTCCAGAAGAGGGAAAGTAACTAAACGAACCGTTAAGGAAACCGTTAATACCTATACAACCGTGGTCAATAAGGAAGAGGACTCCGCACTGGCAGGTGCTTGGCTAATGTTGGACATCACTAAACGAGGGCAAGTATTCACTTGGAGTATCACCCAGTATTCGACTAAAACAGGCCGACCATTCCTAGACCCTCATATTCACATGTTAGTACATGGAACCTATGTTGATACTCAAAATAAGTATCAGACACCATTAGGTGGGATTGGGTCTGTCTTCCTAAAGCACCCAATTACAGAAGATATTCACAAAGTTGCCTATCGGAACCCCTTTATGTCAATGACTGACCTTCAAATATGGAAAGTCAATAAAGTTGATGCAACAAAGCCAACTTATATTGCTAACGCCGGTGAAGAAATTATGATGGATTGTGAGACAGATACGGTTACTGTAAATGGCAAGCTAGTTTCACCAGTTTGGTCAACCGACTTCCCTAAGTTGAAACCGGGCGTTAATGGCTTGTCGATGATTGGTGACCTAGATGACGCTCAAATTACACTGAAATATCTACCTAGGATACTATAACAACACTAAAGGCTTCCCAATTAAGGGTGGCCTTTTTACATAACTAAAATAAGGAGGTTAACAAATGGCTTTAAATAACCAGTATTTAATCCTAGACCCTAATTTGAAACGGATTGGCACATTGACTGTTGATGGAGCCACTAAGTTTTCAAATGACAGTGTCAAGATTCAACTAGCTGATGCCGATACGACCAGTACAAGTTATGACGATGATGTCAACATCGGAACTCAAGATAATTTTAACGGCACGATTAATTTAAACGCCCAATCTAAGAAGTTCGACCATCAAGGCCAACTAGACGTGCTTCAAGGCCAGCCTGATTCAGATAAAGTAGTCGCTGGCAACAACCTAGCTTATTATGACGAGCTATCAGGCCATTGGTATGTCATGTATATCTATTCAACTGATGACGCTTCTAGTGCCGCTGTTAAACATACAACGACCATTAACTTTACCAATCTATGCTTATACACACTAGCTCATCATTACCCAGTGGCAATTACGGCTAGTGCTAGTTCGATTCAGACGGCTTTTAACCAGTGCTTTAACGCTACTGGCTGGACGCTAGACTATCAGACTACTAATGTGATGACTCCATCGATTACCATTGATGGTAAAACAAAAGCTAGTACCTTAGTGCAGACACTAATCCAGACCTATAACGTTGAGATCGATCCTTATGTTGAGATTGACTCACAAGGTAACATCACGAAAAAGGTGTGTGTCATTACTGACCAGCTTAATGCTGATGTGGTCTATAACGAGGCAGTATTTGGTAAGAATATGACTAGCTTAAAGCGAACAACGGTGTCAACACCTGTTACTAAGCTGATTGCTTATGGTGACAACGGCAATACAATGTCAGCAGTTAATGATGGCAAACCTTACATTGTTGATGATGAGGCTAACCAGAAATATAACCCTGACTGGCAATCTGGTTTGTACTATGAAGCAGTCATTACGGCTAACTCAATTGAAGACCCTTCCGGAATTAAGGCTTGGGCCGAAGAAATGTTGCAATTATATAATCACCCGCGAACGTATTATGAGGTTAGTGTAACGTCTAAATTTAACCCGCCATTAGGTGCCACGATTAGGTTTAAAGATGAGTTAATCAAGCCAGCATTAGATGCCAGTGGCCGAGTCATTCAACGGACAATTAGTTTTTCTAACCCTTATGGCAATACAGTTGGCTTTGGTGAATATGTCACGGTACCTGTTGCAACACCAGCATGGATGCAAGGCTATCAAAGTGCTATTAATAGCGCCATTGAAAAGGCAAGGGAGGACGCTAGCTCGGTTAAACCGGTCGCTTTAACTCCTGATGGCAACAACTTCACTGATACCACCCAGACTAAGCGGTTAATCTTGCAAGCTTGGGAAGGTAACACTAATATTTCAGCCTATATTGATAACAAGGGATTTATTTGGCACCGGTATAATACTGACGGCACCCTTGATACTAGTTTCAATCAAACTGGCTATTTAGTACAAGCAGCACATAATTCCGTTGGTACACTGCACGGGACTATTGAGACAAATTACATTCAAGATGAACCAGAGATTAAGCTACAAACTAGTGCTATTCGTAATTTGGGTAGTTTTAGCTCAGACGACAGTACACTAGGAATAACTGATGCGGCACAATATATGTGTCCTTTGAGTAATGGTCAGTATATAACTAGTCGGGCAATTAACCAAAGCACAACTGGCGATACCATGTTTGTCTTACATGACACTAATTTTAATCCGATTAGCAAGATGATTATTTCGCATGGCGGGCATGGTTCGAGCTTCTCGATTGAAGAAGTAGATGGGGCTATTTACATTTGGTCCGCAACTAAGCCTAATTTAAATGTTAACGAATATGCAGTTAGTCGCATACCCTACCTTGCTAATACGAACCTAGGCAATGAAGATAATCGCATTATGCGTTTTTGCACTGTCGATCGTTATATAAGAGTCAGTGTTGATTTCAAACACGGGTACGTACTATGTGGCTACGTGAATGGCAAGCATGATGTGCTACGACTCGATGACGTTAAACAAGGTAATTATGATGTGCTATATAGTTTTGATGTTGCCAACTATGGGTTTGACGAGAACAAACAAACCTACCAATCACAAGGTATTGACTTTCCATATGTGTACTTTCAATCGGGCAATTACAACATGAAAGACCCCCGTATGGTGTATGCAGTTAACGTTGTTCATGGTGGGCAAGAGTTTTCCTCTAACTACTTACTGGATATGAATTTAGGGTTAACCGATGATGTTATCGAGCCTGAAACCTGCAACATTATCTATAGTCAGACTAACCAGCCGGAGCTATTGGTTACTTTTAATTGTGATTCTATAGAACGTGTCTTTGCGATACCGATTAAAGAACGTTTGCCAATGTCTACGAAAGGAGGTGAATAAAATGGCTGAATCTAATGCAACACAGGTCATTCTAACCGATGATGGTATGAAAATTATCAAGGCTCAAAATACAGCTGACAATGCTGCTAGTGGGATCACAGACTTAAATGACCCCAACTTAATGAGTGTCATTGAGAAGCAGACAGAGGCCTCACAGTATGCCGGATTAACTAGCCAATATAATGTGATTCTAAAGCGAGCTAAAGATGCCAGTATCAGTACGGCTGCTTTAACCACGGCCTATACTAACCTGAACAGCTTTATGGCGGCCATCTTAACGGATACTACTAAGGCTAGTGACGTTAACCGGGACACTTATAAGAGCCTTACAGATGCCTACAATACGGCTCTAAGCAACGTACAGACCGCCTTAAGCAATAGCTTTAACACTGACATTGATAACATGCAGTCTAGTGTATCGGTTGCTAGTCAAGCGGCGTCTAGTGCTGCTATAGTTGCTTCACAGGCAGCTATAACGGGAGATAATGCCATTAGTGTCGCTAATAATGCTAGTCAGGCCGCATCTAGTGCCATATTAGCTGGTAGCACAGCAGCAGTAAGTGCAAGTCAAGCAAGTGCTGATTATCAGACGTTGAGTGCAGGGGTTAAGGACGGCTCGGTAGTCCATATCACAACAGAGACGGTTATTGATAAAGGGGTTATCGGTACGGCTGAGATTGCCAATGCCACTATTACCAATGCTAAGATCGGTAAATTGGCTGTAGGTACAGCACAGATTAAAGATGCCGCTATCACAGATGCTAAAGTAGGTAGCCTTAGTGCCAATAAATTAACAGCTGGTACGATTGACTTTAATACGATTAATGGTAAAAATATTAACGCATCAAACATTACAACAGGAACAATGAGCACTGACCGGTTAAATGTCAACAAGCTATCAGCTTTAAGTGCCAATTTAGGTGATGTTACTACTGGTTCACTTAAAGGTGTCAACATTGTTGCTAACACGTTTAGCACGCCTAATGGCTCATTTACAACCGATGCAAGTGGTGCTGTCGTAGCTAGCAATTTAACAATTAGAGGTGTTACTAACCTAGTTTATAATGCGGCATTATTAGGTGGTAGTGGTCATAACATACCCGGATGGACAACCAGCCCAATGGCATGGTACTCAAATAATAGCGTTCACGATGGTGTGCCATCAATTGGTATTAATGGCGACACAGGTTCTGGTATTTGGAATAACTTTGCACAGTCTAAACTATATCCTTTAAATGGTTTGACTGGTAACCCTTATAGTGCATCGGCGTGGTTTCTTGACTATGGTAGTGATGCTAAAATGACATATCAATTAACTTTAGCCTTCTTTGACTCAAATGGGAACCGTCTTCCGCCTGGCAACTATGCGTCTGCTCAAGTATTGGGAACTGGCAGTGCTCAAGCATGGAAGTATCTAACTATTAATGGCTTTAGTGCTCCTAGTACCGCTGTCTATGTTGGTATTCAATACTGGGCCTATAACGGTAATGGACATGCTGTGTTTAGCTCACCTATGCTAACTCAAACCTCCCAATCTACGGGTTACCAACCAGACACAGGCAATGTTGTCAGTGCAGGTATTATTGATGGCTCGGTTATTAATGGTTCAACCGTTAACGGGACAACGTTCCATGGCGGTGACATTATTAATGACGCCAATAATACGTCTAAATTTTATCCGACAACAATATCTAGCGATGGTCATATCTATACGACGCGGTTTAGTCCTATTGACGCTATGCAGACAGATTTATCAACCGGGTCATTAACAACAAAATATCGTAACCTCAACACAACAGACCCAAATAACCGATATGAAGCGTATGAGACCACGATACAAGCTAACCAGATTTCATTGCTCGCAGGATACACAGATGGAAAAGACGCATCGTTCACAAGACCGTTCAATGCTAACAACGGTCGAGGCGGAGACGGATATGTATTATTAAGTCCAGTTGACGGTATTACGCTTCATGGTGACAGCCAACAAATCACCTTTAATGGTACTTCTGATGATGTTAAACCGAAAGGTGTAATTATTACGCCCTACGGCAATATTAACCCTAACGGGACACAGAATATCTGGTATGTTGGCAATGGTCCAACTATGAAGACGGCCAGTTTTGGTATTGATGGCTCGGGTGCTAATAACATTAAATTCAATCGTTCTTTAGATATTGGCAACTTCAACATAAATACCTATCACACGATTACCAGTTCCGACAACGGCCCGATCAATTTCAATCGTGTCAATGGTAATCCCGTCGACATCTATGCTAGTGCCATTCACTATAATAGCTTGGTTAAATCGTCACTACTAAGTGTTAAGAAGGACGTTAAAAAGGCCGATACAGCTTATTGGGCGCAGCTAGTTAACTCAATTGACTTGGCAACATACCAATACAAAACCGACGATAATACCAGTCATTTGCGATTATCTAGCATTGTTGACGACGTTAATGTAACAAAACAGTGGCGATTACCAGATATCTTTATCAGTCGTGATGAAGATGGCAAGCTATGTGGGGTGGATGACAGTGTACTTTTAAACGCCACCCTAGCCACGGTGCAGGAGCAACAGAAAGAAATTGACCAATTAAATGGTCACAACATGGAATTGGAAGCTAGGTTAAACAAATTGGAGGCCAAATTAAATGGATAGCATTTTAATCACGAATTATAAACCAGATTACACGAACAATATTATGACAATTAGTATTCAAATTAACACGCTGGGTATTAGTTCACAGGTAAGTATTACCATGGATGACTTTAACACTGCCATTGCTGGAGGTGCTGGGGGCACTGATAGGGTTAAATTGAAGGTGTTGAACACACTGATTGACAGTCTGACCGCTTTAAAACCAGTTACTACGACTACAAAGGAGGCTTAAATTATGAATATCGATGCACAGGCTTTGATTAACAAGCTTACGAGTAACTATGCCCAAGCGATTGCCCTTAAAGATCAGCAATTAGCAATGGCGCAAGTTCAAATTGATCAGCTCAATGCCAAGTTGGCTGAAAAGGAGGCACCTAAAGATGGCGAAAACGCTTAGTTTTACTGATACGTCCCCACAGACGGTTAAAATTGGTGATACCACCACTAGCTTCACACTAGTATGTGGCAATGATAATGTGGCAACAGATTTAACTAAGGCCACTTCAATTACCGTTAAATTGGGTAATGCTAGTGGCTATCTTAAATCGGCCACAGTTGACCCAGCTAGTTTAACCGACCCAACGACTGGTCAAGTTACCGTTAAATTTAATGCTGACTTGATGACTAGTTTACCAGCTGGCAGTTATGCCATTGAAGTATGGGTGGTTGATAGTACTGGGACGTCAATCTACCCTAGTGATGGGTCAACCGGGTTTGCTATTACCAATAACATTCAAAGTGCTAATGGTAGCACGATTACCACAATTACTTTTGATGACTTTGTGAAAGCAATGAATAAAGCCGCAAGTACAATCGCTAAAGGTGACGTTGGACCAACTGGGCCACAAGGACTAAATGGATTAACGACGACCTCATTGTCGAATGATACTGACATTAATCAGTTAACACAACCCGGTAGTTACTCTCTGTGGCTTAAACTAGCTAAAAACGCCCCAATGTATGGAAGCGACCAAGGAAGCATTCTCTTAGTGTTTGGAACAAGTAAAGATAGCGACTGGATGGCTCAATTGCTCCTAACTTTTTATAGTGGTGCATACTATAGAGCAGATTCTGCTAACACCATTAAAGCCGGTAAAACTGCTTGGAAAAAATTGACGGCGAGCTAAGGTATCCGATGTAGTTACAGCCTACAAGGCCACACAGGTATCAGCTACCGTAGATAATAACAGGGTAAAATAGGAGGTAGACAATTGAATAAGCACAAATTAAAGGCACTCATCTTAATGGTGGGCGCCATTTTTATGGCCTTTTTAATGGTCAATGTTACCAGTCAGGCTTCAACTAGCTGGGAACAAGGGGTTGATTGGTCTAAGTATAACGGTAATAGTGGTGTATTCGGCTACAATACTGATAAGTTTGTATTCTCACAGGCGGGTGGCTTCTATGGTGGGACTAATATCCCTCAGACCACGTATAACAGCCAAGTTAAATCAGCTCAACAGGCTGGTAAACGGGTACACACATATTTGTGGGACGGTGTTGGTGGCAATATGACTAACGCTAAGGCTATGATGGCCTATTACTTGCCACGCGTTAAGACACCCAAGGGTAGCATCGTAGCGCTAGACTATGAGGACGGTGCTTCTAATAGTGTGACAGCTAACACTAATGTCATTAAAGCTCAATTTAAGTTAATTAAGGCTTACGGCTATACACCTATGCTGTACTCCGGCAAGGCCTACCTCAATGCTCATGTTAATGTGGCTGCTATTGTCAAAACCTATGGTAGCTGTCTATGGTTAGCTGAATATCCGGACTACTTGGTTAGAACTAAGCCGGATTACAACTGGTTCCCTAGCATGGACGGCGTGGCTATCTTCCAATTCACTAGCATGTATAAAGCAGGCGGATTAGATGGCGATGTCGATTTAACGGGGATCACTAAATCAGGCTACACGACTGCTAGCAAGAAACAAGCTCAAACCAACGTTAAGAAGGCTCAGGCAACTAAGCAGGCCGCCTTTAAGGTTGTTAAATACAACCAGCGAGGGGTGTTCTATCCTAACCGGACACTAGCTGTTCGTTACACGGATAGCGACAAAGTAAGCCAAGTAGCTACCTACTACAAGGGTGAGAGTGTGACTTACAACGCGGTTATTATTGAACACGACTATGTATGGGCACGCTACACCCGTTCAAACGGTCTGTATGGATTTATCAAGTTAGGTGTCACTAATGGCCATGACTACGGGAAGCGAGTTACTGGTCAGCTGGTTAGTCATACGTATTACACAGTCAAGTCCGGCGACAGCTGGTGGACAATCGCACAACGCAATGGTCTAAATATGACTACATTAGCTAGTCAGAACGGCAAGACGATTTACACCACTATCTATCCCGGCCAGCGATTGGTGGTGCAGTAATGGCACAATACGACGATACAACTAAGTTATTAATGGATATTCAAAAGGATGTGGCCGCCACCAAAACGAAAGTTGAGAACATCGAAGAAAAGCTGAATCAAGTTGACGATATTGGCGACAAAGCGGACAAGGCACTGGCCAAGTCCATCGAAGCTAGCCATCAAATTGACCGTGTGACAACCATTCAAAATTGGTTGATCGGTGTCTTGGTTAGTGGCGTGCTCGTCACGTTAGTTATTTACATCGCAGAAAAGTTCCTTTAGGAGGGAAAAACAATGACAAAATTTTTAAATGTAATTCAGGCAACACTCAAAGCTAACTACAAAAAGCCTGCTTATTGGGCCCAGATTATCGGGTCCGTGTTGATCATTGGCTTAGCTGTCGCAACGGTCTTCTTTGGTGTTAAGATTGACGCTAATGCAGTTGTATTAGTGATTACCGCTGTGGGGGCAATCCTAGCCTTTGTCGGCGTGATTACGGATAATTCTATTTTGGAAGATACCGGCAACACGATCGAGACCAAGTCGAACACGTTAGCTTATACGGAACAAACGGTCGTGGAAGCTTTGGCAGAAGCTCAAGCTAAGATTGAAGCAGCTAACTCAGCAGCGGCTAGTCAAGCCGAAGCCCAAGCGTCACAGGCGGTAGTGGCGGCTTATAGTCAAGCGGCTAGCGCGGCGGCAGTTGGTGACACGGTCACGGCTAGTTCAGCAGCCACTTTAGCGTCATCGTTAGCGGCTAATTTAGATAGTAATGCGCAATCAGTTAACGAAACGACGTCAGAATCCGCCTCACAAGCAAGCTAA